TAGTCTGCCAGCATCGAGCGGTACAGGGCATACGCCTCAGACGATGCCATTCCGCCGTCCTCGCCGCGCTCGACCAGCGCCCTAGCGTAGGCGTTTTGCACCACCAGCACGTCCGGGACCAGCACAGAGGTGCCGTCCGCCGACAGCGGGGCCTGGGGGACTGTCAGCGAGAACTGGATGTTGTAGACGTTATCCGGCCTGGCGTAGAGCACGACCTTGGTGTCGCCGTTGCCGTCCACGCCGTCAAAGGCGTAGGCGTTGGGGATGCCGGAGATCGGGGTTGTGAAGTTCTGGTAACGGTTCATCTCCACGAAAGAGATGTTCTGCATCCCGACGTTGGCGGTCGTGTTGATGGCGTCCATGACCTGGAACTTCTGGCCGATGCCGGTCATGGAGTAGATGTAAGTGCCGGCGACCGTGGGGATCGTGAGCGTCTGGCCCAGGACGTTCCAGGCGTAGGCGTCTTCGATCTGGCGCTTGGCGTCGTTGACGAACTTGCCGATCAGCGTCGAGTACGCCGTCTCGGTGCTGGTAGACACTTGGGTCTCCCGCAGCCTGGCCAGCACATCATTGATGAGTTGCAAGTAGGTCATGTCACTTCTTCTTTGCGTTTCTGGCCGAAATGGCCTTGGCTTTCGCCTTCGCGTCCGCTTTGGACGACGCGCCCCAAGCTCGAAGTGACAGTAGGAGGCGAGTCGGTTCGCCGTCCTTGTATTCAGGCCCGGGCATGCTGCCCATTCGCGCTAAGAAGGAGGCCCTTCGCGGGTTGTCGCCTGATTTAACCGGGGCTTTCAGATCGCCCCCGGTAGCCGCATTATACGAAGCTCGCCCGGTAGCGTTCAAGCCGCCTTTTGGGTTTTGACCGGCTTTTCGCTGCCAAGCTGGAGTCTTCATTTTTTCCTCGCGGCTCTGATGTTGTCCACCATGTTGGGGTACGGCCGCCCCGCCGCCTTGGCCATCCGCTTGGCCGACGCCTTCTTGGCTGGCGTCAGCGGCTTAGGCTCACCTAGCGACTTGGGGCGCTTCTTGTCCCAGACCGGCTTTTTCATTTCTTCTTTGCCTTGCCTGCTTGCGACAGGGCAATGGCAACCGCCTGTTTCTGGGACTTGACCACCGGGCCACCCTTGCCCGAGTGCAAGGTTCCGGCCTTGTACTCGCGCATGACCTTGCTGATTTTCTTCTCAGCTTTGGTCTTTTTCATTTGCTGCGGCCCATTTTCTTCATGGGGGCCGACTTCATCGGCGGGGCCTTCATGGTTTTACCCATTTTGGCGGCGTATTCTTTAGCTTGTTTCTTACCTTTTTGGGTATAAGCAAACTTTTTCTCTCCAACCATCGGCATATCAAACTCCTTCGGTAGAAACGCGGCGCGGGCGGCCGGGGCGACGCTTTGGGGGCGTCAGGGGGGTGTCGGTGCGAACTGCTTCCAGGTCGACCAGCGGGATCTCTTGCTCTTCTTCGACCAGCACATAGCCTGCATGGCCCTTCATCGAGTCGATGTCGTGCTGCAAAGTGAACGTGACAGTGTTTCCACTTGCCAGGCAACGATAGGTGGCCATCTTTTTATGCGTAAATCGGGATGTAGCCGTCGGCGCTGACCAGCCAGGCTTTGGTGGCCGCGGCGTCTTCGTAGACAGGAATGTAGTCGATCCAAGCCTTTTTGCCCGTAATCGACCCCAGAACGCTGGCATCGATGTTGCCGCTGTACGAGTTCAACTGACCCGGAGAGCCGGCGGTTTTGACGGGGATGTAGTCGGACCAGCGCGCAAGCCCAGTCGTGGTGGCGATCTTGTAGACCACCATCTTTCCGTTCACAGAAGGAAAAGTCTGGGGAACCATACGCAACTCCAAGAATAGGGGGGCGCTAGGCCCCCCTGTAGTTTAGAGCACAGCCCGCCCGATCACCAGTTGCAACGTGGTAGGCGCCAGGTTGACAGAGCCAGCGGTAGGGTTGTAGGTGGCAATCGTCACCGTGTTAGCAGCAGAAACGTAGGCCCGTTTGATCAGACCCGCTTCGCTAACACCATGCGAAAAACCCAGAACCATATCGCCCAGAGCAACACCAGGAACCGTCACGGTGTCCGTGTCGGTGGCACCAGCGCTGATAGCGCCAGCGTCCAGGGTGCAAGAAACGTCCCAAGTGTCCGAAAACAGACCCCGGAACTGATCGTTTCCGCGACGGGAAACAACAGCAGAAGCAGCAGCCATTTTAATCTCCTATGAAAAAAGACCCTCCCCCGAAGGGGAGGGGGCAACTGCAATTAGGCCGGAACAGCCAGCGCGAAGGCGGCAGAGGCGTTGGCAGCGGAGGACGAAGCGGAGGTACGCAGGGCCTTCACACCGTAGATCGTGTCAGCGGTGAAGAGGGTGCCCAGGTATTCCTGCTTGTACTGAGTCTGCGAGCGGATACCCAGCTGCTCGACCAGCACCATCGCGTCGCGGTGGCCCATCAGGCAGATGCGGTCAGCGCCAGAGTTGCCAGCGCCGGTGTCGGCGTTGGACGAGGCGAAGACAGCCATGCCGTAGAGTTGGCCGATTTCACCGTTGCGGATGGCATCGCCGTTGCCGACGAAAGCCTGCTCGGTGTAGCGGGCCAGACCCATCAGGGTGTTGCGGCTCGACGGGGGGATCAGGAAGAAACGGCCGTCCATCGGAACGTCGTTGTCGTCCAGGCGCTGGATGGTGCGGCGGATAGCAGCATCAGTCAGGGCAGCAGCGTTGGAAGAGGTGCTGTTGTAGGCGGTGGTGCCATCAGAACCAATGTACGCCTTGGTCGCGCTGTTGCTGGTGGCGTAGTCGTCGGTGCCCACGGTGGCGCCGTTGAAAGCGCGGCCCAGCTGGACGAGGTCGGTGTCGATGCGACGAGCCAGGGCGTAACCAGCGTCTTCCGTGTAGAAAGAACGCAGGCTGGTCAGGGCTTGCACTTCGACGATGTCCTCGATCAGGCGGCTGTACTCATAGTGCTTGTTGATGAGCACTTGAATGTTGGTGTCGCTCTCAGCGATCAGCGTCACGGCATCGGTCGCAACCTTAGCGTTGGCGGTGCCACGCAGCGGAGCGGGGATGTTGACGGTGTCGCCTTTTTTGCCCTTGAAGGACATCTTCTTGACCACGTTGGCCAGGACGAGGTTCTTCTTGTAGGCAGCGATGATCTCATCAGACCAAATTTCGGGGATGAAATTGGCTGCAGAGGTGGTGGTTACCGCATTGTTAGGTGCGAAAGCAGTGTTGGCCATGTTAAATCTCCAGATTCAAGGTTACTTGACCCGTCCCTCTGCGTACGCCTGCATGATCTCATCACTTAGGGCGTCGTAGCGAGCCGGATCGGTCATTTTCAGCCGAATAAGGTCGGCACGTCGGTAGACACGCTTAGAGCTCTCGCCAGATCCACCCACATCAACTTGTGCGGCCTTCATGTTCTTGGCCCGGCTGGCATCGCTGGATTGCTCTGCCTGCTTGGCCTTGGTGCCGCGCAGTTGTTTGAAGGTAGAAAGCAGCTCATTGGCCGAATCGAAATCGAACTCAGCATCAGCTTTTGCGTAGAGCGCCAGGCGCACGGGCGAGCTTTTCACCCAGGTCTGGAAGTCCGAATCGCTCACCACTTGGGTGAAATCCGGGTGCTCTTGCGTGAGCTTCTGTTGTGTCTGCATCCGTCGGAACTCCATGCTGGCTTGACGCGCAGCAAGGACATCCGGGTGCTTTTCAATCGTCGTCTGAACCGCTTTTTGCGGGTTCTCGAAGAAGTCTACTTCCGGTTCTTCCTCTTTTACTTGCTGTTGCTTTGATCCGAGGTTCTGCTTGATCAGCTCATCGGCCAGTTTCCGCACTTCGCCCACTTCCTGGGCCTGCTTACCAATGAGCTTTTCAGCCTCTTGGTGCATACGGATGATGTCCTCCAGGCTTTTGTCCCGGTATTTCTCCGGGAGCTCTTGGGTCTTGGACTCTACTGCCTCGAGTTCGCCTAGCGGCTCGGATTCGTTGTCAATCAGCATAGGGTTCCTGCCAAAATGGTTGTAGGAGATTCAACTCGGCCCAGTGGCTTATGAGTTGGCTTTGCGCTCGGCCTTCAATTTTTCGAGGTGCTTGCGTTCAAACCGCCCGTGCTCGGACGGAAAGTTCCCAGACCACCCCTCCAACTTGAACGCCGGAGCGCTCATGATGCGGTGGGCATCCCCACCACACCCACACCGCACGCTTTTCGTCTCATAACCGACCAGCGCCTCGGTGCGTTG